ATCGTCGCCGCTGGCGCTGTTGAGATGTTCATCCCATCGACGATTGTGGGGGTGTTGTGCCACTCGCGCAGGTTCACGGCAGCGGCATAGGTTCCACTCAAATCGTTTGTCGGCACAGTAATCCCACCACCGCCGATTGGAGTTGGGAACCATATCTGCACGGCATACGTCCATCGGTTTGCTGCGTAAAGCGTTGCAGTGTTGATGGACACCAGGACAGATTTGGTGGGCGCCTTGTTGAACGCTTCACCCTGCGCAAACTTGATACCGGCGGCGTTGGCAGTTGCCACGCGTTGAGTCTGCGCGAAACCGTTCATGGCGTAACGGGTCAATCCCCCGTATAGGTTGCCATTGAAGATTGGGTTCTGCCAAGCCATTATGCAATGGCCAGTGGTTTGGGTGATGTAAGCGCGGCCAGATCCAAGGACGCCAAGATGGCGGAGAACGATGAAAGCGTGTCGTAGCGTTGCAGGAACACCACATCCTTCACTTGCAAGATTGGAACTGCTGGGGTGCCGATACTAACGCCAGCAATAAGGATCGGCTCCCCAGTTGGATTTGGCGCCGGGATCTGCTCAAGGTGGTACCAGGCGTCGTACAGGAAGGTGTGTGACATCCGGTAGTAATTGTCTTCCGGTGCGGTCTGAAAGCCCTGGTAGAGCAGGGTTCCGATTGGAAAGCCAAGGAACGCTGCGCTGTTTCGACTGCCTACGTAGGACGTGTACGCAGACCACAGTGGTTCCGCCACTGGCGCGCTTTGCGGAAGCGTCCGGTCGTACTGCGTTTCAATGGTCACGAGTTGCTGAGGTACGTCGTAGACCTTTGGCTTGCCATTGGTATCAACTTTCAAGCCACCAATATCTGCGCCCGAAGCAAACGCGACTGATCCGTTGCTTGGATACGTCGGGTCTTTGCGGTACATGACCGTTGATCGCACAACCGTAGCGCGTGTGCACGTGCAATACGAGCCGCCTTGGTCGAGCTGTACCCCGTCGCGTGTGCTTGCTCGGTGCGTGACAATCCAAGCGTTCTGCCGTTCCCGCACTGGCTCGATGGCAACCTCACGAACTACCATTGTCTTCAAATACGAGTTACCGGTATACGCGGCCGAACTGATCCGCGTTGGAGGCTTTCCAGCAGCTGTAATGATCTGCGCTTCAGTTGGCTGTGTGCTAGCGTTGCTCCACGTCATCAAGTATTGCAAAGTGATCGATGATTCACCTGGTGGCGCGACAAGCGAGTAACTGCGGCTATTTGCACGTTCAACAAGTGTGAATGCCATCAGGAGCCACCTTTCAAAGTCCTATGGATTTGACGCAACACTTCCTCGTCGCGCCGAGGGTTGTCGCTCATGCCCTTCGTTGCCTCTTGCCCGGATGTGCCGATACCCAATCCAAAATTACTAAGGTCGTTCGAGATATTTTGCATACTGAACTTCTTTGCTGGGTCGGTAAACGTCATAATCACACCATCAATCATCTTGTTGAATAAAGTCTCACCAGATTGTTTCATTGATTCCGTAGCCGCCATTTGCCCACCGCCAGCTGCGGCAACATCAGCCTGGGTTCGTTCGGTAATGCCAAGCCGCTTAGCGCGTTCAACACCCGCTACATCCAAGCCGTACGCTTTTGCCATTTCGATCTCTTGGTTGATCTTGGCAATCTGTGTTTCCATTACCCCACGCTGGGCTTCGGGTGAGAACCGCGTAGACATCTGCGCCATCTCCGTCATGCGTCGATCCAGAATGCGGAACGCACCCATAAGCATTTGAAAGCCCATCTGCGCCATGTTGAAAGATGCACCGACAGCGATAGCACTGGTCTTGCTGTTCAACTTAGCCAACTCGCGATTCGTTGCCGCAACGCCTTTAATGACGCCCGACGGATCCACTTCCGCGCGAATGACAGCCTTCATGCTCTTATCTGCCATAAGTCTCCTTCTTCAACCAGGGGATGCAGCGTTGTGGCTTTTGCCCGACAGCGTTGCAGACCAGGGCCGTAAGCAGCCACTCGCACCGCTCAAGCGTGGTGAGTTCCGACTTGGCAATGAGTCCGCTCATGTTCATGCGTTGCTCGGCGTCTGCAATTCTCCAGAGCCGCCGTTCGGCGGCGTCGTAAAACGTTCCCGGTTGATCTCCTCAAGCAGCGCCGAGCAGATGTCCGCTCGGACGTTTGCCATCTCGCCATGGTTGTGCACGAATGGAGTGCCATCGATGCAGGACAGACAAGCCGCCCACCAGTATGGATCAGCAGCCGCGCGGGTGTAGTCCGCCATCGTGGGTTCACGCACCATGATGACGCCAACACCAGGCACATCGACGCGCCGCGGCTTCGGTGAGATTGAAGACAGATCAAACGGCATCAAGCCTCCTCAAGTGTCATTGACCACATACCAGGGCCCGAACCGTCATCGGTGCGCGTTGCGCTCGTAAGGTGTCCGGTGATGGTGTAAGCGATTGAACCCTTGTCGGTGTAACTAAATGCCACTGTCCTATTTTGCGCTTCTGCAATAGTGGTCGGGTTCATGTGCGTGCGAATCGCCGCATCAAGCGATGAATCTGCCATGCAGTCGAACGTAGCGCTCCGCTGAATGCGACCAGGCATCCGCTTCTCTGCGAAGTCAGCAAGACTTGTGGAGTCGAGCGATGAACGCGAATGGCTGAAGGTCACGTTCTTTGCGAAGTAGGTAGCCGCGCCTGCCGTTTGGAAATTGAGCGTGAGCGCTCCGCCGTAGCCTGGTGTGATTGCCATTAGGTTGTCTCCTGTACAAGTAGTTCGAGTTGAATAGTGCCGATGCGCTCCGCATCGGTCTTGCCGTCATCGATTGATTCAGTGCTCATCGTCACGCTGAACGCGGACAGCACAATGACGCAGTCGTATCCAGCGTTAGTAATTGGTGCTGCAAACGAAGTACGCACATCGTCTACCAGATTGAGGCAATCATCGACCGTATCCGCTATGGCTTGAACCTGTACCGTAATTGTCCAATGGCACAAAGTTGGGATGCCGGAAGTAACAACATCAACGGCAGCGCTGGTGATTTCGTAGACGTAACACGGTGTTACAGCACCTGCCTGGCGAACCCCACAGAAGGAATTCGCTTTTAGTTGTAACTCAACTCGAATAGCCTTTTGGATATTACTTAGGGACACTGGTATTCCCTATTCCGAGGATCTTGCGAGCCTCAATGAGAATTTCGGAACTGATCGCTTGCATGATCTTGGCTACGTTCGCCTTGCCCCACATCTCGCCGTAGTGGTTGCCAGGGATCATGCGGCCCGAGTTCTTGTGCATGAACCCGTTCTCTTTCCACGGGTACACGAATTGCTTGTTACGAGCGCGTGCGCCGCCCTTCTTGCCGAGTTGCACGCCGAGCTCGGCGCGGATAGCCGAGCCTGGGCCGCCCATCCGCTTGGGTGAATTGACCTTCGTAGCGGATGCAATCCCCTTGCGGTGGATTTTCTTGCCGCCGCGAATGTAGGGCGCGTTCAGCAACGTGGCTTTCAGGTTTGCCACAAACGGCTTAAAGCCCTTGCGAATTGCCTTCTTGCGAACGGCTTCGTTCAGCATGGGCGAAAGCCGCGCCAATGTCTGCTTCACTTCCTTGGTATCGATGGTGATCTTCACGGGGTTCATTCCGTCACCTCCACCGCATTTATCTCTAAACGCCGGCGCTTCTGATCCCGATCCCAGCAGCCCTTGATGAAGAACGTGCGCGTAGTGCCGTTGTCCACCAGCAACAGCCTGGATCGGGTGGTCATTGACGGGTGGAAAGCAGCGAGAATGCGCCAATCGGTGCGCACGCTTGAGCCGCCGTCATCCATTGTCTCTTCCGTGTTGGCGTTCTCAATGTGAACCGGGATGGTCGCGAACGAAAGCCAAGACTCGGAAGCCTGGCCAAACGCGTCAAGCGTGGCTACTGGATTCTGCGCCGTCATGACGAGGCGCATCATCCCGGATGGAACGTGCCCGGCCATTACCCAATCCCCTTGCCCATCATGCCGGTGATCCGATCCCAGTACGTCGAGTCCAGGGCAACCGTGTCATCCCCGCGGCTTGCAACATGGTGCGCGACGCGTTGCAGGAGCGCCATTTCGAGCAGCGGGTTAAGCGCTGCGTTCCCGGCCGTCACGGTTAGGGTGACCGGGTACGTCAAGTTATCGATTTCCATATCGACGTAGATCAGGCCGTTGATTTGGATCTTCGCGCACGTGCCGGTAAGGGGCACCGTCGCGCTATCGCTGTAGGTGGCCGTAGTGCCTGCCAGGTCGCCTTGGCGCTCAAGACGGAGGTACAGACCGCCGTAGATCGTCAAGGGCGCTGCGGGCACCCACTGCGTTCTAGTAACACTCTCCACGCACCACCCGGTTCGCTCTTCCAGTTCGCGTACGGCTGCTGCCCATGCAATGCCAATAGCCGGGTCATCCTCCGTGTGAGGAATGCGGGCCCAACTGCGGAACTTTGCTAGGTCTAGAGCCATTGTTCCTCGCTGCAGGTGGGTAGGGCCGAAGCCCCACCCACCTGAAGGATGAGAGGTGTAGTTAGGAACCAGCGTTGGTGACTTGCAACTGCACAAGCGCATTGACGCGGGTGAAGTTGGAGTTCGCAAACATCATTCCCTGGTAACGGATACGGCCAGTACCACTCAGGCTGTATTCATCGCGGGTCACTGACATCGTTCCCCATTCGCGCATGGCGAATGATTCACTGATGTTGCCCAACACTACAAGGCAGTTCTTGCCAGTGGTGTTGGTAGTGATTTGCGCTGGCATGTACTCCGTGACGTAGACGGGCAAGCCCATCAAGGTAAACGGAGCAGCATTCGTAATGCCAGCGTCTGCGCTTGGAACGAAGAGCGGGACGTTGTTGACAACGATTCCGGCGATCGCTGCGTAGACATCTTGCGGGATGATCCATGCGGACGATCCCCAGTATGCCGCTGGCAACTTGTTGTAACGCATTTCGGTCAACTTAGCCAACCATCCAGCAGTGGTGACGCCACCGATAGATGCTGCGCGGGTATTGCCGAGTGCAGCGGTAGCCGTTGCGGTTGTGATGTTGATGCCGGTTGTGGAGTTAACGGTGAAGATTCCCGTTGGCGAGTTGGTGCCAGTACCACCGATGTAGCCCCACTCAAGGTTCTTTGACAACTGCACCTGCAAGTGCGAGATCACTTCCTGTTCCACGGGGAATCCAGGGTCGGATTGTGCAATGAGTTGGTGTGAGACTTCGGTCTTTGGCAAGCAAAGAACCGGAGCAAGCGCCACCTCGGTGAACAGAGGATCGGAACTCGCTGCTACAACAGATCCGGTATCGGGCAACGTCCATGCAGCGGTGTAATCAGCAGTCTTTAGCGTGCTGTAGCGCAGCGCCTGGTACCCCTGAACTCCTGTCCGCAGGTCGCCTAGACCGCGAATTACGGATTGAGCCGATAGGTATTTTAGCACGGCGTCTTGGTACAGCTTCGGGATCAAAATCGAGCTCGAAGCGGTCGTGATGAGTTCACGCTGTTCAGGCATCGCACCAGTGCGCATGTAGTTTGCGAACTGCATCTCGTACTTCTTGCTATCGCGATACTCAAGCGAGCGCTCTTCGGTCTTCTTGACCATGTTCTCAACAGCGCTCGATGACGCGAAACGCTCGCGCAGTTGCGCGGAACGGATCTCGGCTTCGACCTTGGTAAGTTCGTTAGCGACTTCGTGGCCACGGGCCTCGACTTCGACGGACATGGTGTCCTGGGCGAGAATGGAATCGCGCTCAGCAGTGAGCGCCTTACGGCTTTCAAAGAGTTCGGACAGTTTCATAGCGGCATCCTTAAACGCAGACGAAGACGGGCAATGCCCGACGAAAGGGTTCTTGCTTCAGCGCTCGTCTGCGGATAAGCGCCGTT